TTCCGATCCATAATCTATGTTGTTAAGAGTGATTGCTTCTTTTACTGATACTGTTAGTGTTGCCATTATACTTTTCCGCCTTTTCTTAGACCTTTAGCTTTTTTAAACATCTCTTTTGAAGCTTTATTTCTATTTAGAACACCACCTGCAATTTTAAATATTTTTGCTGATTCTTTATTTCTTAATTGAGTATGATATTTATTAGCCATTGTTTCTCCTTACGGTGACGGTACATTGACAGCTATACGTGGTTCTCCATCAGTATAGTCGTCTCGTCTTCGTCTCCCTAGTTGTTCTGCACCGAATTTTTGTACTTCGGTTTGATATTTTTTTTCATATAATTGTAACATATCCATTGGACCTTTTAAATAACTAAATGCTTCTACTAGACATGCATATAAAAGTCCATTTCCAAAATTAATGCTGAGATAGGTTGTTGTATTTGCTGAATCTAATCCTTCAGGTCTAGCATTATAATGAATTTTGTATGTGTAAGCTGAATCAGGTGTAGGTACAACAGTAATTCTTCCTGAAGATGTTGCTCCTTTTCCAGTCGCTCCTCCAGACATAGCATAATATTTTGGTGTCCCCGTAGTCGTTTCCGCTGCATCATACTCTCTTAAATAGCTAATATCCTTCTTCTCTAACCAACTATTAGCACCTGTCGCTGCTGTGGTTGATGTATAAACCTGTATTCCTCGAATAAATAATGTTCCTGCTGGAGTATAAACATTATCTTTTGAAGCTGTTAAATTCCCAATCATTTCTTTTCGATCTGCATCGATTGGAACATCTCTTTGAATTCTAAGTTCTGAATTACCAATAAATTGATCAGTAATAGTACTTGATAATACCGAAGTTCCAACTTCAGTATAGTTTAAAATTGCTGTTGTTAATGTTGAATATGTAAATCCGTGACTCATGCTGATAAAGTTACTGGTCCTATTGAGACTGGAAACCCTCCTCCTTTTTCTGATCCTGATGTAGCAGTACTAGTATCGACTGTAAAGTAAAACCAATCTGTTGTAAAATCTGTATCTCTAGCACCACCAACATACTTCCCAGTATTAATAGCATATCCTGCTGCTTTTGCAATATTTGAACCTGCTATACCATCAAAAGTTGCTGGATCCGCATATCCTGCTGAACCATTAGACACGGTCGGTGATCCACGGAACCTGTAAGTACTTCCATTAGTCAAACCATGATTTGGAGCATTAACATTAATTATACCTGATGAAGCCGCGTACGTGGTAAACGGATCATGGGGCAATAATTGTGCTACTGAATTTTCTGCTCTATCTGTTCTTGAATTTTGTAATCCCTGTGCATCTCCACCTTGAGGTTTTGGTTCAAGTTGTGGCTGCTTTGGCTCGTATTCAGATTTATGAACAAACATTCCATTCCATTCTCTAACCATTTCATTGTATGGAAAAGCCATTCCTGATCTATCTGATATTGCCTGTGCGTATTTTCCTCTTGCGTATGCCATTATATATTAGGGTAGTAATTCTTCGGAGTTATATAAGTGCTTGCTGCAGATCCGTCTTCTGCTAGGGCACGTGCCAATTCATCTTCATACAACAATTTCATTTGTTGTACTAATTGTGGATTAAATTTTTGTGCTAAATAAAAAGCTAAACCTGAAGCCATACAAGGTACAAATCTATATGGAATATCGGTTGCGTCTGTATAAGTTGAATCTGCATCTTGAATTCTTTTTACATAATAAATATGAATATCTTTAGATGCATTAGTTGAATCTGCTGTTGGGTAAATTGTAAAAGTTGTTTTATCTATTAATCTTTGAACAAAAAATTGTGAAGGAGTTCCTTTAGATAACTTGCTTGATAAAGCAGAATAAGCTGATCTAGTTATTTTTGTAAGAGAAGAATCAGATTGACTTGTTGTTGTTTTATCTGATCTAAGTGTTGCTTCAAGAATATCTGCAACTCCATAAACACTTGCAGGGGATGTTGTCGTAGAACTTGTTCCATCACCACTTGCTCTGTAAAAAGTATATTCGTCCGTTCCTTCAACAAGATCAAGAGTAGTATCAGCTACTTCCCAGTAGTGCAAACCTCTATTACCCCATTCTTGAAAAAGAACGTTTAAAGATCTCCTCGCTGTTTTTAATTGATAACCACTTACTGCTGAAATACCAATCCGCTCGTAAGCTTCTTGAATAACTTCATCAACAGCAAATGTCTTGTCGAAAGTGACTGTTCCAGAAGTAGTATTAGCCATGCTCTACCTCCTAACTATAAACTTTAATCCACTCGCAATGTACACTGGCTGTGTCTCCAGAAGTAACTGCTGGAAGAGTTAATTTAACGTCCCCTGTTACTCCTGTTGCTTCAGTATTTTTTATTCCACCAATAGAACTAAAGTCATGACTTCCATTATAGTTCAATGTTAAAAACTGAACATCGGTATCTGCATCCCAATATAATCTCACCGCATCAACTGGTGCTGTTATTGAAACATTATACCAAATCTTATTTAATCTAACTCTTGAACAAGCTGCTCCTGTCATTGGATGAGTATTTAATGCTGAAACATCAACAACTGTAGTTGTTCCTCCAGTACTATCCGAAACATTTGTATAAGTTGTTATTAGTTTTTTATCGCCATCAAGTTGTGTGACAGCTGAAACTGAATCTCCCATTTTTTATCTCCTTTTCAAGAGTGGAGTCATTACACTCCACTCCGAGTTTGTTTATTAATATACTGAGTACTCTAGTTCGACTGTAAATCGACCAGCAGTAATATCAGCATTCACGGCTGTAGTAGTATGTGCATATAAGTATTTACTAGCTATTGCCGCCGTTACATTTGGAACAAATATATGATAATTGCCAGCAGTATTATTGAAATTGACATCAATTTCAGTGATAGACTGTGTAGCACTTAACTGTTCGTTGAATGAAGTAACTCCTGCACCAACAATTTCTGTTCCTGATGAAACAGCCGAGTTAGTAGATGTTCCTGAAGTTGCACTTAACTGTAAACCACCAACAAGAGTTTGTCCTGCCGCAGTTGTAATACCAATTAATGCTTTATGAATAAAGAATTTAGTACCTGTTACTAAACTTCCAGGTAAATCTGTATTCAAAGTTCCTAGTTCAACAAGAACGTCACCATCGCCATAAGCTGTATCAGCAGCATCAGTTGATGCTAAAGTCCCAGCAAAAGTTTGAATTTTTCTGCTGCCAAGTGACCATAGTTGTCCCGTTGAATTAACTGATGATACGGTTGTAATCACTCCAGTGGAACTAGCTTTATTTATTACACTAAAACCACCTTCGGATCTAACCGGACCACTAAACGTTGTGTTTG